AGGGACTGGCTCGACCTTCTGACTCTTAGGTCGTTTAAGTGTGTATCCAAAATTAAAGATAAAAAAATCGGGGAAGACCGTTGAAAAGGTCAGAAACGTGAAGTACGCTGTAGGGACCCCTATGGGTTCCCTATCGTGTTTCGCGGGTGGTCTCGCTCTGCCGCACCATCTAATAGTGCAGCAATGTGCTAAGGAGGTCGGAAGATCCCTACCATTTCTGGATTACGCTATTTTAGGTGATGATATAGTTATTTGGGACGAACTTGTTGCAAAACAATATGAGTACCGAATCACTGGTTCCTTATTAATGGGCATTTCCCGACAAAAATCGATAATCGGGCTCGGCTCCGCCGAGTTCGCCAAAACACTTATCCGCAATGGTGTAATATTTACCCCCCTACCGTGGGGGCTCTTAGACATAACCCGGATGTATCCAGGTTTTCTCTTGGTTCTCTTACAGGACCTCACCATGAGGTACCGAACAAGGGGTTATAAACTTGCAAGCCTCGTATCCTTAGTCCCGGCAAAGAAACACGCCGAGGCCGTAAGGATCCTGACTTGCGGGCTTTTCTCCAAGCTCTCCGGACCGTTAATCGAATCCGTAACTTCGCTTTTAAAGCAGGTGGAGCTAGGTAAAACTGTCACAGAACCAGATCCATCTACTCCTGCCGGTTTCCTTTATAAGGAAACTGACTGGTGGAGACCTGATAGCTCTGTCAAAAAGAAACTTATTTTTGATATAGCACTCGAACCTATGCGTCGCGCTTTTGCCGACGTCAAGTTCGACGTTAAAGTTGAATCGGACAAAGTCCGTTTGCTTTATGATACACCCGTACCTTCCTTTTCAAAAAGGAAGCAACTAGGAGCTGACGGGAAACCATATCCCGACGAGTTGAAGTACTCGGACTTGTCCCCTATCGTTGTTGTTTGCCGTAGGCTGGGTGAGGGGTACGAACGGTTCACTAAGGGTTTGGATCCACTCTCGGCCGTTAACTCATTTATGTTCGATGAGGCCTATGAAGACAAGGAATCAGCTATTGTTGATTACCTTAAGACTTTTGCTCCATTTGGCGCGCTCCGTCCCCAAGAGGAGCGTTATAGGTCAAGACAGTTTAAGAAGGATATGGAAGTTAAATTGATGTTCGGACG